CGATTAGGATGAGAAAGACAATGCCGGTGAGCGGGTGGTGGGTCACGTCGGCTCTGCTACCCTCGCAAACACTGTAGCCTGACCGGATATGCTACGGGTACGACGCATCACTTCGCCACCGTTGGAGTTGTTGCCGTTCGAGGTATTGCCCTCGATGGCGGAGAAGCTCGTCGTTGACTGCCACTTTTCGAAGATGCCGACATGATCGAACTCACCGTCCCAGTTCCAGTCGTAGCAGACTAGATCACCGGGAATCACGCTGTCTACGCCCACAGTCTGCAGGCCGTTCTTTTTGCCCCGAGCGTCGGCCACGATGTACGGTACGTAAGCATACTTGCTGCCCTTGACGAAGGTAGGCGAATCGCCAGCGGTCTCGAATGACCACGTCACGAACATCGCGCACCACGGGCCCACCATGCCATACCAGTCCGTGTACTTCACCCGGTTGGTGTTCGGCGGTGACTCCTTGGTGCCGAGCTGAGAGATGGCGTTCGACAATGCCTTCTGACGCAGCGTCTGAGTGGGCTTCGGTGCAGGCTCGTGGCCACCATACATATCGAAGGCCTGATTGATGAGCTCCACAGACCGTGCATCCATCGCCATCTGACCTGCGTTGGGCAGACCCTCAGGGATCTTGATAGAACGTAGCGTATTGAACGTCTTCTGTCCGATCCACCCAGTGTCGTCAACGTCCTGCTGCCGCTGTATGCCAGCTACACCTGTCTCGCCGACGTTGCCAGACTTACCATGAGCGAAGGCGTTGCTGAATGCCTGATCGAATGGCTGCCACGGCCAACGACCGGCGCGAGAGACTGTGCGCTTGTAAGCCTCGACATCTGGCCCATTAACGCTCGGCGTCTTGCCCTTGCTCTTAGCGTCGGGCGGATACAGCGGGCGAGGAAAGCCTTTCACTACGACCATCGGTGCGCCGGGGTATCCCTTCTGCCACCACTGACTGCTCATGCGTACCTCCTTGCGCCCATGTAGCCGGGCATGTGCGATAGCGGGGTTATCTCCACAGTAGCGCCTGAGTGCGGGGCCTGAATAATATTGCCGTTACCTATATACATGCCGACGTGGCCAGGCAACACACGACCGCCCTCCACCCTAGCATCCGACCCACGGAAGAACACAGCATCGCCTGGCTGCAGCTGAGATTGATCCACGCGCTTGCCAGTATCGAACTGATCGTAGGTCGTACGAGGAATCGACACGCCCTGCTTCGCCCAGACATACTGCAGGAGACCCGAACAGTCAAACCCCTTACTCGACTCACCGCCCCAAACATACGGCGTCCCAAGAAACTCACGCGCCAGGCCCACAGCGTGGTTGGCAGCGGGTGTCACAGCCTCAGGTGCACCGAAACTGAAGCTGAAGTTCTCACGCTGATTCTGTACGCTCTTAGCCTCCCGCGTACTAAGGAACTTATTCAGCTGTGAGACGCCAGCGTTGATGTTGGGCAGAGGTATACTGTCGAGTGTGGACAGGACAGCCGGATTGATCCCCCCGCCCATGCCCTTGAGCGCGCGAGTAATATCACCATCGCCCAGATTGAGGCGTGGTAGCTGCGGCAATAGCGCCTGACCAGCCATACCAGGGGGGCCACCAGGAGACGTCGGGGGTAGCGAGGGTCCCAGTGACTGAGTCGTGGTCTGGGGAGACGGGCTCATACCCCCCTGGATCTTGTAGCTGGGTGCCGCACCCATGATGCCTTTCACATAGTTCTGTGTCTCAGAGTAGGGGGGGATACCACCGTACTTACGCACCGCTGCTGGGCCGGCATTGTATGCGGCAAGCGCAAGATTGTAGTTCCCCCCGAAAGCGTCGAGCTGTTGCTTGAGGTAGCGCGCTCCGCCGCGTAGATTTTGTACGGGGTCATTGATGCTCGACACACCCAACCCACGTGCTGTAGCAGGCATGAGCTGCGTGAGGCCAGACGCCCCGACAGGGGACAGTGCGTCAGGGTTCCAGCCCGACTCGTGAGCCACCAACGCTAGAAAGACCTGCGGGTCTAGACCCTCCTGTGACGCGGCCTGCCGCGCCATGTTCATGAGGGCGCCCTGCGAGAGTGGGATTTCTGCCTGGCTCATCCGTTAGCGTGAGTCAATGCAGGCGGTTGCAAGCCCTTGACCACAGACTTCCAAGCACGCTCTACATGGCCAATGCCCGTCTGCTGCCACAGTGTGTTGACCAACTGCTCCACCTGCTTGTCGTCTGTGGCCTGAGTAGATACCTCATGCTGCAATGCCGCCAACTGGGAATGGCTGTACCCGTGGTGAGTCATCCAGTCCACAGTCCCAGCGAACTTGTTGAGTGGCGGCAACGACTTCCACGTCTTAGCCCCGTGGGCGTTGGCGTATTGATACATGAAGATGTCACGCTGCTCCACGTTGTCGAAGTCGGCCTTGAGACGACTAAGCGACTGCCCGTCGATGGGGTTACCATTGTTAGCCTTCTGATACAGGGCTAGCTCACGTGCCAACAACTCCATCTTGCGGGAGTACTGGAAGCGAATGCGATCAGTGGGTGACAGTGATTGCTCGTAATCCTTCTCCCCCAGCCCAGCGGTCTGCTTAGGATTCTTCAGCTCTCTGAGCGGTACGCCCGCGAGTTGTTCCGCCGCTTGCAGTGGGCCCTGCACATACGTCCCACCCTTCTTACCAGCGATCAACGTCTCGAGGGCAGAGTAGGGCTTGAAGGCGTGGGCCACACCCTTGAGTGGCTCAGTGAATCGCTGATTGCCAACGTATTGTCTACCGTACGGATCACGGCCCTCGGTGAAGCCAGTGATACCCGACATAACAGGCGACTCCTCGCTGGACAGTGACTCAGTGCTACTGCCTGTCAGGCCAGGTACTTCGAACGCTAGCTTACCCGCCGTGCCAGTGGGTGAGAACATCGAGGTGGGCAGCAGGTACTTGCCACCTAAGGGCAGGTCCTCCTTGAGATAACCAGGTACCATGCCGCCAAGCATATCGTACCAATGCTTGATGTACGGTTGCCCGATATCTTGGGCGATCTGCATGCCGATAGCGGCCTTGATTGGATGGTTGAGTGGGAAGCGACCGGCGTAGGTCGTGGCACCTCGCGTCCAGCCGTAGGCGGTCATGACCTTCTGCGCCGTAGCCCGCTCAGCGGGTGTCATCTCCGAGTAGTTGATCGCCGCATCCGACCCCTGGTGTCCCACGATCTGCCTCATGCGGTCAGGGTTATTCTTGTAAAGTTTCTTCCATGCCGCTGCGTTGTGAAAGCCTTCCTCGTTGAGTTCGTGGATGGCCTGCATACGACGTGCCCACTGATCGTTGAGCACATGCCAACGCTCACGGAGACCTGAAGTCTTCTGACCCAGCCACGACTCAGCAGCAGCCTCACCACCCTCAGTTGACCGGGCAATCCCCTTACCCATCCAACCATCGATAGCACCCTGAACCTCGGGCCCCAGTTTCGGCCACTCATTACGCAGTTGATAGATGTTTCGGGGTGCCTTGAGACCTGCCTCAGCGGCGTGAATGAGGCCGTTCTGGACTGCCCACTGACCGTAGGCCGGGGTCATGAATCGACCAGATCGGACGATCTGAGTACCACGATCGATGAGGTTCAGCGCCTTACCTGACGTACCATGCTCGTAGGTCTTGAGTGAGTCTATCAAATCCTTGGGCACGAATCGCAGCTGGTGGGGGCCATCAGGACCAGTGTCAGCCTCAACTTCCTTGTCCGTAGCTACCATGCGACCGCCGGGCTCGAACTGCTTAGCTAGAGCATTGTCGCTGTTGATGGTCAGCCCCTTGAAGTCCTTTATATGCTGTGGTGTCAGATACTCGGGGGCGAGCGTTGGCTCATCACCTCTCCGTGGCTTGATACCGACCCACTGTGTATCCGTACGGTTGGCGATCTGGTCGGCGGACGCGCCCGCGTTGTAGATGTCGTTGTGGGTGTCGCGGAAGACTGTACCACGAGCAAGGGCGCTAGCGAGGCTTTCATCCATTCTCGACTTGAGCGCACCAGCGCGGCCACGAATGTTCGTCTCGAAGTCGTAGCGCAGCTTACGCCCAAAGCGCGACGCCGGGCTCATACTACCGCCACTAACGAGGTCACGAATGAACTGTGGTGTCAAGTCACTGGGCGGCTCGTTCAGCTTACGCTGTAGGTAGGCATCAGAGCCCTTCTGAATGTAACCACCAAGCGCTGACTTGTAAGCGGGCGGTCTGATAGTGAGCGGCGTTGCGCCCTCACCGAACTGAGCACTAATATCCCGCATCTGACGCGGTGGCTTGATTAGCGTTCGGCCAATCTGACGAGGTATCGATATGTCGTTGGCGGCAGCAAGATCACCCACCTTGCTCAGTGCACTGACGCGACTGACTGCGCCAGCACCAGCGAATGGCAGAGTTGCCCAGCTATTGATGAAAGCCGCTGGATCCTGCTGCCATGTTCGCCCAGGATGGATGAACGGCTCGATGAAGCCCTTGCCCATCCTATTGACATCTTGCTGAGCGGGGTCCATCGCCGGGTTCTGCTGTTGAGCCTTCCAGTGGAAGAAACTGTTGTAGGCCGAGACGGGCACATCTTCGCCGAGGAACTTGACAAGGCCAGGCCCCAGTGACAGCAGGTTGTTCGCCTCGCCCGAGACAATCTGCTGGAACTTAGAGGTGTGTGGCTGAAACCCCGAAATCGCTAGTTGGTCGGGTGAAACATTCTTACCGCCCACCGAGATCTTACCCGAACCGAAATCCACCTTAGCGCCCTTGATCTCATCTGAGGTGATGAGGTGCGGCAACTTTGCCGGGTTGATGCCCATGGTCTTCATCGCCACAGCCATGCGAGGCGTGGGATTATTGATGACCTGCTTAGCAGCATCATCCAGGTGAGGGATAGTAGCTGGATGCGTCAGGGCATGCATCGCCCGGTTCTCTGCAGCTGTGGTGGCGTCAGCGATCTGCTGCTGGCCGATCTGTGTCAGTGGCCCCTGTGACAAGCCTGGGGCTTCTGGGGGCAACGACAGAGGCAGCAACGGCTGAGTGTTCGGCGTCGGTGCAACCCTCGGTGCGTTCTTGCCCAGGTTGATGTTGAAGAGCGGATTGTCACCCATGCCCGGCAGCGCGCCTGCGCCACCCTTGACGCCCTGTCCTATTCTAGGAAGAGGTGGCATGATAGATGAAGTCGATCAACGACTGACGAGATGCTCTCACCGGCGATGGCTTGAAGCCATACTTGATCGCGAGGTCAGTCAGTTGACCGATAGGCATCTTGGCAAGTGCCGCTGCCTGCGTTGGAGTACCGGTGTAAGTCTTCTCCGGCGAGCCAGCATTACCCGTAACACCCAGCGCCGTCGTCGGCGGGGTCACAGCTGCAGGACCCTTAGGCCTTGTTGTAGGCGCAGCCTTCTGCGTACCCGGCATCGCATCGCCATAGTTCCAGTTCGGAATGCCGAGCTTGACGCGAATGGCGTCGGTGATAATGCTGTCGGACTTATCCGGGAACTGGTTCTTGAGCAGGCGGAACAGTGCGTTCGGATCACTGATCGGGGTACCTGACATACCATGCTGCTGAGCAAACGCTGCCGGCGTTGTACTTACCCTACCCTCAGTGTAGTACTGCTGAGTCTTCGGGTCGTAGAACACATTCTTCGGGAACGTCGTCGCCTTCTGACCCAGAGTAGGCTTCACGGAATCATGGATCGCCTTGATAGTCTGGACATATAGTGGGTCACTCTTGTTGAGGTAATGCTTCTCGTAAACACTGACTGGCTTGTTCGAGCTTGAGCCACCCATCGCTACGTCAAGCACAGTCTGGAAGTTCTTGGTCTCCTGGATTTGATTCCTCTTCGAGGCGTTGCTATCAGAGCGGACCATGTGAGCATTGTAGGCGAGGTACTTGTCGTAGGAGATACCCTCCATCTGTGCGTTATGTCTCGCCGTCTCCTTCTGCTGCTGAGTCTTGATGCCCAATGCCTGCTCGTTTTGAGTGATCTTCTGCTCGCTCTGATCAAGCGCCTGCTGACCCTGGTCGAGCTTAGTGCCAGTCGTCTTCTCGACGAAAGCCTCCTGCCTCGTAGCCAACTTGAGCTTCGCGTTAGCCTGGTCGAGGGCGCGCATGGTCGTGGTGTACGAGCGCTTGTCCTGTAGCTTCTTCTCGGCAAGCGATGCTACCTGCAACTGGTAGTTGTGGGCAGCCGTAAGGAGTGCGGGCAGCTTCGCGTCGACCAGGTTAGACTTGGTGCCCTGGATCGTCGTGATCTGATCCTTGAGTTTCTGGATCTGATCGTTGATGTTAGCGGCCACAGTCTGGTGTTGCTCCGCTGCCATAGCGGGTAGGACTTGACCTGAAAACTGGTACGCCTGATCAGTGCCGATGGCCCCGAGCTCAAGCGCGTTGAGGCCCGCTACAGACGCACCCTGCCCTATCGCCGATTGATACGGTGTCAGCGCATCGGTGAACTGTCCCGTCGAAACTGGGCCGCCGATTTGTTGCGCCATCTGCTGCGCCTGCGCCGCATTGTTCTGCTGCATCGTGTTCAGATTGGTGCCCGCCTGCTGGAAGATCTGCTGCGCGTCGCTAGCCACGCCACGATTGAACTCACCCGTGTACGCAGCCTGCTGCTGAGCGTAGGGCATTAGCTGATTGAACTCGTCAGTCAGCGCCTGCTGCTCCTGTGGCAACAGCTTCTGCTGATAGCCGATCTGAGACTGCAGCGGAGCGATCTGCGAGGCAATATCCGCATTCGCGAGCGAGGTGGCTTGCTTGAGCGCAGTTTGATACGCCGAGCCCGCACCCCCACCCGCTGCGTTACCAGCCGGTAGCTGTGCTGATTGCGCTGCAAGGCGAGCCCCCGACGCCGATGCGATTGCCGCCGCCATCTGAGGCGGTACGGCCCCTCCGTCTGCTGCACCTACAAGTGCCATGTCACCTCCTAGTACTTCGCGATCTTACCTGTCGTACCTACGGGGTAGTTCCAACCACTGCCGCTGTACCCGACGGGGACAGTTACCTTCTGAGTCGGGGTGGCTGGTTTGTTGCTAATCACGATGGGGTTGGGCGAAGACGGCGACACAGTGCCAGTGATCGTCGGCGTGCTGGCGGGATAATCACCAGGGCCTGGATTGTTAGGATCGCCGGTATAGTCACCCTCACCGCTACCACCAGGCGCTGGCGAACCGTAGTAGTTGTTTGTCGTGCCAGCTGCCTTCGTAGCGTCGAGCAACTGCTGAGCCTGAATGTTGGCCAGATTTCGTTGTGCAGCTGCTGCGAGGTTCTGCATGTTTGTGGTGTTGTACTGCGTCACCAACCCCTGGGCTTGGTTGTAGAGGTCATTGAGAGATCGGGACGTATCGACCTGCAACTGACCAATACCTTGCTGAGTCGGCGTTTGAGCCTGCGCAAGCAGGAACGGGCGAATGCCCGAGAACAGTGTACCCTGCTGCTGCATCTGCTGGACGTTTTGAATCTGCTCTTGCTGCAGGTCGTTGAGGTAGTTAGCCAGCTTGATGTTCGCGTCTTGCACCACAGTGCCAGGTATGACGTTGCCTGAGGTCGGGTCCGTATAGCCCAACTGTTGCAGGATCTGTGCGTAGTTAGTGCCGATGTTAGCGCGCAGCGCTGAGTCATCTGCGAGGTATTGAGAATCAGTGAACGCGCCCAGCGGGTTAGAGGTCGGGAAGCCAAAGTTGAGCGGCAGACCCGCACCCTGAGGAATACCAAAGGATGGTAGCCCAGCGATCTGGAAGTTCGGATCATCCTGCTGTGGTGCCTGAATCATACCCGCACCGCCAACGCCAGAGGCGAGTTGTGGATTGGGACTGTATGCCATAGTACTCATTCACTCACCTCCTATGCGACCTGCATCGCTGTCCAACCACTTGCACCGGCCACATTGCCCTGAAGCGTTTTCGCCAACGCCGTACCTCCTGACGCACCTGAAGCCAATCCGTTGACCGCGTAACTGCCTGCTGTGGTCACAACCGCCTTGAAGCTGAGCGCTGCCAAAGCTACAGAGGCAGCGCTTGATGCACTACTGCTTGCTGCCGTTGCTCCACTTGTCGTCGCAACAAGACCACCCGTAGGAATCATGTTGATCTCGAGCACTCCTCCAGCCGACTGCTGCTGCATTGAGACTGAGACGCTGATGATCCACGTCCCCACTCCTAGCGGGCCCACAGTCATGATGGTTGTATTAGCTACATTCGGAAGGGCAACGTTCGCAGCGAGGGTCCCGGCGAGAGTCTGGGGGAGTATACCGGGAGCACCAGGAGGACCCGGTACACCACCAACGAGCACCATCGAGAAGTCAGAGTTGTACGGGTTGCCTGGGTTGTCGAGCGGGAAGTTCAGTGCGCCGCCTGAATCCTGCAAGACAGCCAACTCGACGTAGTCACCCACGTTCAGTTGCACCACTGTAGGCACTGTGACGTTTGAAGCGATGGTCGGGGATGATTGACCACCAACCCCCACCCATCCGGGGCCAGGGCTAGACACGACGCCATTCACCATGACGATAGCGTAGCGAACCGTCCCCGCTCCGCCCGTTGACATCATTACATTACCTACGACAACATAGGTACCTGCGACCTTACAGGTCAAGCGAGTGGGGTTTGCTGCGGACCAGTGACCAGATGAGTCCCAACGCACGCGGTCGAAGATGATTGCTGTCCACAAGTTACTCGGGATCGACTGCACTACCGACCTATTGACCCTCGCGCCGATGGAGCCGTAGACCGACCCGCTAGGCATACCGAACGGCAGCCACTTAGTAGTGTTGGGGTCTGGGACACTAGGACTCATATCTTAGCCGACCCTGATCGGGATTGCGCTCCACGAAAACTGATCCGCGTAGTCCGCCGTTGGGGAGATGTTCGATGAGATGAGACTGAAATAGATCGAACCACCGGCTGCGATGCTCACCTGATCCTGGACAAACAGATTGGCTAGCCCGCCAGCGGTCGTGACCGTCGTACCCGGTTGCACCGTCCCTCCGGAAGCGCCCGCGTTCTGAACGGTGCAGTTGACGGTGTGGTTGTTGCCGATTGCCTGAACTGAGACGCGGAAGTTCCCCTGGCACCAGTAGACGCCGGGTACGGGGACGGCGACGGTCGCAACCGCAGTCACCCAAGCGTTCGCCGGGGTGAGGGGAACGTTGGTCGAACCGACTGCCTTTAGGGGGGTGCCGCCGACGAACTCCCACTTGTTCGCGTTGCTCGACCCCGCGTTGTAGCGAAGCCGCCATTGCCAGGTCGGGGCGGTGAGGGAGTTGACAAGAATCACTTCTTGACCATCGTACGGGCTGCCTGGAAGTGTAGTGGTGTAGGGGATGTTAGCAACATCTGCGGGTGTAATCGGCGACCAGACCGCTGCGCCGCCAACGCCCTTGATCCACTGTCCGTTGACAACTGGCAACGGTATCGCTGGCGGGTTCTGTCCGGTCCATGACGGAGTCACGTTCAACGTCCCATCAACTACGCAGATGTAGGCAATACCATCAGGCCCAATGACTACGTCGCCGTCGTTGTAGGTAGTACTGGCGCTGTAGGAACCAAGATACTTGACAGGCTGACGACCGAGGTCGAATAGTGGCACCCAGTCAGTCGATGCGGGATCAGGAACAGTTGTGCTCACGATACCCTCTTCGGACGAACCACAAGCACCCTCTGTGCTACGGTAGTACTAGCCAACGAAGAGTAGTAGCCGTGCGTGATCTGCTGGGCTGCCGTCGCCGTCACGAGAATCTCGATCGCTGCCAGTGATTGATAGTTGGCACTCCCGTTGAGGGTGGCAAAGTTTTGAGGCCCAGTCCCCGCACCCGCAAGATAGATCTGCAAACCGAGCAAGACCGGTACGCTCGGAGGAGTGAAAAGCAACTCGCCAGAGCAGAAATATTCGCCACTGCGTGGGACGGTGAAGTTAGGGTTGTTGCCGTTCTGCCAGCCGGTACTCGCGAGAGTGTCGGTGGTTGCGTAATACGGAGCCGCCGAGCTACCGCCGATGAACTCCCACTTGTAGGCAGACGTTGAGGAGGCATTGTAACGGAAGCGCCACTGATAGGTAGGGTTGCTAACAGAGTCGACGAGTATTGCTTCCTGACCATCGTACGGAGTAACGGGCAGTGTCGTGCCGTAGCTGGGGCGACTGGTCGGTGGCATCGGCCATTGCGTTGGTGTAGCAGACGTAGGTCGCACAGCCATGTAGGCGATGCCCTGATAGATGGCGATTTCACCTTCGCCGTAACTGCCAGCGGCCCAGGCACCATCATACTTGAGGTTGTCGAGTGTAGTCCACTGAGCATCGCCATCCGTCGCCGTTCTCTTCGTCAGGGACTGACCAATCGAACCACCTGGCGGAAGCGCTACAGGCGCTGGATTCCAGGCTGTGGCATAATCCGCAGCGCTCGTCTTCGTGAGGATAGTCCCTGTCGCGCCACCCGTCGGTACACCCTGACCAGCAGGACCCTGTGGGCCAGTCGCACCAGCCGTACCAGGAGGACCTTGTGCGCCAGTAGCACCTGTCGCACCCTGAGGTCCAGTCGCACCAGTTGCGCCCGTCGCTCCTGTAGCTCCCTGAGGACCTCGAATATTACCCTGCAAGGTCCACGCGGAAGTACCCGTCTTCTGGTAGTAGTCACCATTCGCCGCATTGAGGTAATAGTCGCCAACGACACCAGTGCCTGTACCAGGTGCTCCTGTACCCGTATACCACACTGACCCGGGCGCACCAGCAGGACCTGTAGCGCCGGTGGGGCCAGTAGGACCCATCGGACCCGTAGGACCGACCGGACCCACAGCGCCACTCGCGTAAGGCAACGTCGCCCAATGCTGCGCGCCGTCACCAACCTTCCACTTGAGGGTATCCAGCTCGACGCCCATCTCACCCTGAGCGAGAATCGGATTGACGCTGGTCCAGTTAGCAGCGTTGCCGCGACGGATCTGAATGATTGTTGCCATTAGACACCACCACCGTCGATGGGACTAATAGCGCCGTACACGGAGTCTGGCGCACCCCCATCCATGTTCGACCAGTTGCCTCCTGTAGGACCAGCGGGACCTTGCGGGCCAGCAGGGCCTGTGGCGCCTTGAGCACCTGTCGGACCAGCAGGGCCTTGAACTCCTTGTGGCCCCACCGGACCGGGGGTTCCGAGTGCCCAAGTAGGTGCTGCCCCGTCAGTCGTGACCGTGAGCACCTTGCCCTGCTGACCCGTCGTCGGTGGATAACCCCCACCACCACTTGCGCCGCCGTAGGTCGTAGCAAACCACTGGAGGTTGTACCAAACCGACCACCAGTCCTGCCCACGCTTCGGGATAATCGGCCAGGGGGTGAGTGGCGGAGGAGTAGGCACTAAGGCTGATACCTGATTACGTAGTTGACGACGAGATAACCACCTGAGTCAGACGGGCCAGCAACACCCACGCTGCCAGCAATCGTAACACCACCATTGATTGCAGGGGCAGATGTAATGCCACCCACGCTAATGCCCGTACCAACAGCAGCAGTGGCACCAGTATGATCGGCGGGGTAGTCGGTAGCATTGAAGGAGACAGGACTAGAACCAGAGATGTTACCCGCACAGTTCGCTGCGATGCCGTGTGCATGACCCGGATCGTTGATGCCATGACCATGGTTTGGCAGTGTCAAGTTGTGATTGGCGGTAAGGCTACTAGTGGGGTGACCGTGACGGGGACGTCTACTTGCCTTCGCCGTACCCTCGTTGTTGCCGAGAGCCGACACATCAACATGACCACCCGAGGCAGCGTAGCCCACAAGATCACGACCCACACCGTCAGGTAGGTTGAACGTTGTACCACCATCACCTTGACCGTAAGCAGTACCAATCACAGCGAAGAGCTGAGAGTAGGTCGAACGGGAGATCGCACTACCATCACAGGCCAAGAATCCAGACGGGGCAGTGACACCTCCGAAGGCAAGAATCGTACCGACGGGTACACCACCGCTGCTCGTAGGTAGGCCTGCAATCTTACTCGCCTGGATATTCGCTGTGGGTGAGATGTTGCTGTCGTCGAGCCCACCGTTGACCACAGCAGCGATGGCCTGGAAGTTTGCGAGGACCTGACTTACGTCTTCGGGTTGCCCTCCTACCATCGTCGTAGCGCCGATCACATTGTACGCCGTCATGGAAACTCACTCCTTATTCCGAGTAGGAGAGCGTCGAAGGTAACCTGGTATAGAGCCCATGACCCCGCAGTAACCTGCACGTCCTTCGACCCCACAGGCAGCAAGTTACGACCGGTGTTGGTGTCCGAGTCAGTGATACAGAGACTCACGACCTGAGCGTAGGCGTCAAGATTGAAGACATGCTCCTTGACAATCGGGTCCGGCCCCCAGTTGCTGTCATCCCAAGTGCCAACATTCCAGATCTCACCAGCAGAGGTGAAGTCAACGAGCACTGTCTTGTAAACGCCTTGACGGTAGTCGCGCTTGAGCTGGATAGCCATGGTACCCATGCCAACAACATGCATCCGCCTCAGGTACTTGGTGAGAATGGGGCTCTGAATATTCATCGGCGCACCTTCCATAGTACCCACGAAGGGCTGCCCGTCATCAGTGCCCACACCATCGAAGCACTTCATGAACCTGTTAGCAGTCGGATTACCCCCGTAAAGAGCCTCAGTACTACCCTGCCTCACCGTGGTAAAACTTGTCACCGGCATGCGATGCATCGACCATGGCCCCGGTCCGATGTTACCTGAGATCTGGTAGATGGGGCCAAGGCGTGGGTAGTATTCTAATACGAGATTGTTAGGGACGGAACTACCCAACTCGGTCACTGCCCACCCAGCACGCGATCCAATGATGTAGCCCTGCACCTTCCACAGCTGGCTGAAGTCGAGGATGTGCGGATCAAAGAGTGGATCGATTTTGAACGAGATGAGTCGTGCGCTACTATCCCCCTGCCACCAACAGACACCCAAGCGTGACAAGAAGTACAACTTGTCCTCCAGGTGCAGCCAGCCGTTGTGACTCTCCGCACCCTTCTCCCAGTCAGCCGTACGATTTGTAAACAGCGCTGGGTCAGTGATGACCTGGATGCGGCGATGCTTGGCGACGATGAGATAGAGCCCATCGCTAGCAAGACCACTAATGTAGTCCCCGTCACCGTGGAGAATGTCGACCCAGTTGGCGGCGGGCCACGAAGTCGGGTCACCCGCTGAGGAAGAATATACTCGGTCGGGGTTCGTAACACCTGCCGCCCACATAGTGTCCTTCCACACGCGGAGGAAGTTGATGCCTGCCGGAGCAGCTGTGATCTTGGTGTATGCCACACCATCCCACTGACCCAGCTGCGTGCCCTCAGCGAAGTAGCACTTTGAGTTTTGTGTCTCGAACGAGCAAGGCGCTGTCGTGCTCAAGCCCGAGGTCACAGTTGCCCACACAGGTGGACTTGCAGTAATATCATTAGTATAGAGTAACGCCCCAGACGTTACATGGATCAACACCTGGGGCCCTGACATACCACGATAGAAGGTGTAGGACGACAGCACACGATCAGTCGTAGCTCCGAACTGACCAAGACTCGTTGTACCGGGCCTCTTGGACACACCGCCAGCTGCGTCGTAGGTGATGTTCTCTGCCCTACGTAAATCGTTCGGCTGAAGCTGAGCGAGTGAATCTCTGATGTTCAAACCACCCTGCCAGCCCTGGGTGGCGAACGTAACGTCCTTGGCGTCAGCTACCTGCGGCATGATCGTAACTCGATAGGTCGTCTACGATAACGCGGAGGATGTGGTTGGTGTAGTTATTCTCACCCTCAGCGCGCCATACATACTTGTTGCCATCGACCACAGCCTCGATCTTGTCGCGTAGGAAGTCCTCGAGGGTGAGCTTCTTACGCGCGGTCTTGGTCAACCCGTAGTACTCGTCGATCCAACCCTGAACGTCAGAGCGCATTATGTCCTTGGCGTCTACCACCACTGATCGTCAGGCAGCACTCGCTCCTGAAGCTCCTCCATGTTCCACACGTCAGACTGCAGCATCGCGTAGATGGCGTCATCGACTCGCGCTTGTACGTCAGCCGCTAGCTGCAACTCGTGCGCTCTGCGGTGACATCTCACCAAGGCGGCATCGATCACAATCTCGTCCATGATCTGCGGCATGGCGGACACGTCGCCCGGGTTCAACATATCCGGCAAGTATCCGTTGAACCACACCGTGAAGCTCATGGGCAGCTGTGGTGCGGGCAATACGTACACGTTGTCGTCCCAGTAAAAGTACTTGAAAGGAATGCCCCAGTTCTGCTGAGCGCCTAGATTCAGAGGTAGCCACCGCTGCATGAATCGCTCCTCCGTCTCCGGCTGCATCTTTCTGCGGTAGGGGTCAGTGACGCAGAACATTCGCCTGATTGAGCTGATGCTATTCGGTAGCCCCAGGCTCGAGGCAATGATCGGCTGGCCAGCCGGGACAGCATATGTCTGATTCATGTCCTCCCAGGTGAATGGGAAGGCACGCGCCACATACCGGTAACCCAGATTTATCATCTGGTACCGCTCACCCTGCTGGAAAGCATCGAAGCCACGAGCGATGACCGCCTGATCGTAGTCCAGCAGCGTCAGTTTACCCGAGGTGGTCGGCACGTTCCGCCTCCTTCTCAGCCCTGGCAGGGATATACATTGACTTCGTAAGCGGCAAGCGAGGCGCCATACCGTCCCGCTTCATGGCATGTGCTAGATGTTCACCTGCCTCACCGATGTACCCGCGATAATACTCGTCGATAGCGAGTTGAGCATCGTCCTGAGCGCGCTCAGCAGCATCGTACGGATCCTGATACGTGCGACCCTGCGAATCTGATCGCAACAGCCGTTCTACGCACCTACCGTCAAGCTCCTGAGTCGTGAAGATTAGACGATCAACTCCGTCCCCACAGTGCTCGACGAAGACGTAGTCACCGTTCTGTGGATTCATCTCGATGGTGATTCGCTGACCAAAGAGGTCACGAACTTGGCGGACGATGGAGAGAACATCGTCGGTGAGCGTTACCCAACCGTCACGGTGGGAATACCACGTACTCAATGCTCTTAGCTCCATCGTCCGCCTCACTCCATCCGATTCGGGCCTACGCAGCCCGGTGGACCCAGCCGACCGCGAAGTTGACTGGTATCACCCGCAGCCCATCCGAGGGTCTACGGGATGTCGTCTGCGAGGTTGTAGATGACGCCCTGGACCTCGCGTCTCATGCAACCCATGTCGCAGTACTTGTAGAGCGTCGCCTTGTAGGCGTCGAGGTCGGTCGTCTCGACCTTCCTCAAGATCGCCCCGTCCCTGTTCATCCAGCGGAAGTCGTTGCCATTCAGCTGGACCCACAGCATGTCCGACGGGCGAAGGAAGAACATGTACTGCTTCGGGCAGTCGTCGTCGAAGACGAGCGGCAGGCCGTTGTAGTCGATGTACTTGAAGCCCCCGTGCATGGTGCCGGCGTTGGCGTCGTTCCATCTCTTCTGGGCCTTGAGCGTGTTGACGTAGCGGCGGCGTACACCACGAGTCGTCAACAGCATCTCGGTCTCCCACCCCTTAGCGCCGATGTTGTCGAGCAACAGCTGCCCGACGTCCTCGTCGAAGGTGGTGTTGTTGCCGTTCGCCTGCTGAGCCTGCCACCAACCGTTGCCGGCCACCGACGCATCGATGCCGTGCAGCGAGTAGTTCTGCGACAGGTCCGAGCGGGTGACCTTGATGAGACCGTTGATCTCCAGGCCACCGTTGCCGTTGACCACCGGCACGTGCGTCCCGACGGTGATGCTCGCCGACTGGTCAGCGCCCGAGTACGTAATGACACGGGTCGCTGTGGCGATGGCTGTGATCTGGACGTTCGGCGTTCCGACCACAGCCAACGTGCCGTAGTTCATGAAGTCGATGAACATGCCCACCCGAAGGTACTGCAGGTTGTCGACTGTGATGGTGTTGGTGCCCTTGGCGGTGATGTTCGCAAGGATACCCGAGCTGTCGCCGAAGCCCTGGCGGTTCATGTCCTTGCGCAGGTCGTTCACCGCCCCGACCGTCTCGCCCTCGAGCAAGCGCAGATAGGCACCGACACTCCGCTCGGTGACCTCCATCGCAAAGCCCGACAGCTGGATGGTCTTGTAGAGCTTCTTGACCTTGTCGATCAGGTCGTTCCAGCTCTGAATGCCTGGCACCGGCAGCACGCCACCCTCGGCGCGAGCAGTACCCGACTCGTTGCGACCGGTGTGGACAGCGATGACCCACTGCCGGCCGGCGAACTCGACGATCTCCGCGTCCTTGCTGATGCCCGCGTAGTCCATCGTCTCGCCCATCGTCGCGTTCATCGTACCGGACCCCTGCTCCAGCTCCGCAGGCGAGTAGCCGAACAGCAGAATGGCGCGCTGGTTCAGCATCTCCCGTACAACGGGCAGGTAGTAGTTCTGCAGGATCTGGTCGGCCGATGAAGTTGTTTGCGTTGCCACTTCTCACCTCCCCGTTGTTATTTGCCGACGATCATTGTGCGGAAGGCCACCAAGTGCAGGTCACCCGACGCCTCGTTGTTCTGACCAGCACCCGAGTACACCTTGAGCTTGCCGTTGGCGGGCGTTGTGCCCCTGACGTACTCGGGCCGATACACGGTGCCACCGCTTGTGACTGCCTCGACGTCCACGAAGTCAGCGTTCGCCTTGAGCCATGGTGACAGGTCCAAGGTATCGCCGCCCGCAGCGTACGCGGCACTGGGAGCTACGTCGAGGAACACCACTCGCCTATCGCCCATGGTCGTACGCTGCGGCTTCGTGGCAGTGGTGATGACAGCTCCCGCTTCGGTAGCAATACAGTTACCCATTACTACCCCCTATTCTGGCTGTAGATCCGGGAACCGACCTGCATCGATGTCCGCCTGAATCATCGCCCTTGCCTCCTTCATGCTCTTCGGCGTGATAGGAGACGTAGGCGGAAGTCCACCAGAGGGCACCGCAAGAGGTCCTCCCGTTCCTCGTGTCTGTGTGACAGCAGACCCCAGATTGGAGTCACGGTCCTCCAAGAAGGACGCCCGCGCAGCTTCAGCCATCTGCTCGAGGGTCTGGAACTGCTGTCCCGACCCTGCCACAGATTGGATGTAGAGCAGGCGCTGCCTCTCAGTAGTACCTTTGACGCCATCTTGCTCGTCTGCTGCCTGCCAATGGCGAGTCATTAGATCGAGGCGGTTCTGTACGTCCGCGTCCTGCGCGCTCTGGCGCTGTTCACGAACCCACGAGACTGCCTCCATGACCTCACTCGGGAGCTTTTGGGTATCACTATCCGCGTCCGAACCGTCCGACAGCGCCGCGTCCTGCTGTGTTTGAAGAAGCGCCTTGAGCGCAGTCTTCTGAGCATCGGGCAAGTCCTGTTGGTCGATCATAGCGTTGAGTGTCCCAATGGGGTCCGAGATGTAGGCCTGTTCGAAGCTCACCAATCGAACCGCGGAGTCCGGATCGATCCCCATTTGACTCAGCGTCTCGTAAGGACGGAGAGTCTGGAGACGGCTATTTACCTCCTGAAAACGCGAGTACGGGATAGTATCCGGCGTGCTACCCGTGGGCTGACCGTCGGTGTTTATCGCCCCCGCGGGCGGAGTGGTCGGCGTTGGGGTGGGCGTCGAATCTCCTCCGGTACCCTGTGCTGGACTTCCGTTTGGGTCGTTCATGGGGACGGTTTGCGAAAGGTCGACCCCATCGTCGGCCATGCGCTGACGTACGGCGGAAGTCAGTTCTGCACCACTACTCATGTCGGAATCCCTTCTGCCCTACGCTTTACGTCCTCGACGACGGATCGGGGCCTGCAGAGATGGATGGGCCTCCCACATCTCCTCCTCGGGAGGGTCGTTCGAAGTTCTTCATCAGCTCGGGGTCTGATTTCGCCAGACGCTTCGCCTGCGCCATCGTCTTCGGCTTCGGCGCTGTAGCCGCTGTGAGACGTTGATCGTCGCTCGCGCGTACGGCTGCCTCCACATCACTCGCGAGGAACACTCTGCCTGCAGAGGTGTCGATGCCCTTACCTCTGAGGAACTCGAGAGCGTCGTTAGCGTTGTGGAGATCTCCGGTCATGAGTGGTTGACGATGACCGAACGACCGCCGGCGATGACCAGGCGCTCGACGCTCGAGAGCGGAATGTCGAACGTCGCGCCCTGCGACCTCTCCCTCACCGTAATGATGGCACCGGGGTCGGTGTAGGGGTACAGATTGTCGCCGTTGGCGTCCTTCTCCCACGCAACGGGAAAAGATGACACCGACGCCGGCATGCCCACAGCCCAGTCGGGTACACTCGGGTCTACACCCAATCGCACCCACGACTCACCTGTGAGCAAGAAGTGCTCGTCGGGCCCCAGCACCGGCGGACCCGGCTTCTTCTCCGGATCGAGGGTTGAGACGTCGAGCCCCGCGAAGCCAGGCGACTCAGCCGGCTCGACTGTCGCCAGCTCACCATTGCCCTGAAGTGCGAGAATCGCCGTCACCTCGTCGCTCTTGTTGCTGTAGTCCGCCGGATCGAGACCCTCCTCCTCGGCGATGACATCGAGGTCAGCTCGTGTCATGCTGCTGAGCTCGTCTTCCGTGTAGGTACTCACTTACCCTCCTCTCTTATCTACCACCTGATGTAGTGGCTGCGTGTTGACGGACCATGCGCGCGTCCAGCTGCGTCATGCCCCCGCCAATAACATCGGGCACAGCAGTCATTTGACGACTCTCGTTGACGTTACCCGGTAGCGCTTGCTGCCCAGCGGGTGTACCACCCTGCCCCGCAGGAGCACCCTTCGCCGCCATCTGCTGCTGCATTTGCTGCTGCTGTTGCTGCGCCAAGAACTGTTGATGCAGCGCCACATGCTCGTCAAACAGACGCGGAATCGCCGGATGCGTACGGCTCAGGTCGTCGAACTCCTCGTCCATCATCTGAGACGTATGGCGCTGAATATGAATAGCATGATCCATCCATGCCTTCACGGGCACAGCCGTAGCGACAAGCTTCTGAATATCGCTGTCGTCACCCGTCTCAGAGATATGGAACAAGCCCATGTCCATGCCGTGCAGCATTACATTGTTCTCACGGTCAGCTTGAGCAATCGACTTGTCCTGATTGTCCGGCTCACCAGCACCCAAGTCCAGCTCCTCCTTGATCTCCTTCGGATCAGTAAGTATCCCGAGACTCACCAACTCCAAGGTGTACTGCTGGCGTGCAGCCTTGCTCTTAGGCATAGCGCTACCAGCCTGGCAGACAACGTCCGTGTTGTTCTTGAGGTCAGCG